CAAACGCTTACAGAGAGAAACCTTTGTTCAACCCATTGGTGTTGTTAGGGCAAATGCTGGCGCTGGGCTTGTTGGAAATGCTGTTTCAAACTTTGCAGATCAAATGGCTCAAGAAGCTTTTAGAAAAGCAGCTATTAAAGCACAGGAAGTTGGCACTGAAGCTGCGGCTTCACTAAGCTCTCAGTCTATTGCCACTTTAGATCCAGTTACCAACAAGCCTGTGAAGTACACAGCGCCATCTGGGTATGGAGAAGTTGCGGCATCCGCATATCAGAACATGATTAAGTCTCGGTTTGAGGACTCTGTTAAGTCTGAGCTTGCAAGAAAGGGCGCTGAGTTTGCAGCATCATCTGCAAGTGCGGCTGACTATAAAAACAAAATATCTAGCTATGTTGAGAGCATGTATGAGGCAGATGGCGAAGCCACCCCATATAGCCGATACATTATGGAATATGGTAAAGAGTATGTTGGTAGCACATACAGCACTTTAGCTAAACGAGAAGCTGAAGCTTTGCGCAAGAAGCTGATTCAGTCTCAGAAGATATCTCTTTTTGAAGGAGAGTCCCACGTCAACACCCTTATAAGTGCTGGCGCAGATCGCAATATTATTGCTGAAGAGATTCAAAAGCTTTATATAAAAGCGGAAAACCTACTAGAGGTAGAGGGCATTACCTTTAGCGAATACACAAGGCGTGTTGAATCGCTTAGAGGCTTAAACTCCCTGTCTGCAAACACAGCTTTAACTAACATCTTTGAATCCCTATCCGATTCTGACAGAGAATTGTTTAAGATGGGCCTAAGCCAGCCAAGCATTATGGCTGATCTTTCCGAAAAGCTTGGCATTCCCAGCTTGGTTCAGATCTCTATTTCAGCAAAGGTTGGTGCAAGCCCTGAGACTTTGATTAGAGGCTTTGAAGCATTTGCTGGGTTTCGAGAAGACTACGTTGAGTCAGAAACTTCTGAGCTGACCGCAGGGCTAGCCCCTTCAGTCGTTCCCTCAATGACATCTGAAGGCGTAAATGCCTTGGTAAAGGACATTCAAGATCCTGACGTTAGGAATGCGGTTCGCGAAGAGCTTATGATATCTTGGATAACCAAGAACTTAGACTCTGCTGCTGTGTCTGCTAAAGACATAGACGCTATTACTTCAATTATTAGAAGCGAAGGCGTTATTAGCTACAAAGATATAGAGGATCTTATAGGTGGCGAGCAGGGCAAGAGAATTGCTAATGAGTTAAAGGTAATGAACCCTGATGACCGGGACGCATTAGCAACAAACCTAGAGGATCGTGCCGCTGCTACTAGACGTCTTGAGAGTTTAGCAACGTCAGATGCGGAACAATCTTTAAGACGGCAAATTGGCTTTCTTGAAAATGGTATGGATCTAGACTCTGATTACGACAATATCCTTAATGCAATTAAGTCTGATGAGTTGATTGACGAGGCTTTGAAGGAGCGGCTTGTAGGGAACCTAAACGCACTTTATGCTGATGTAGCAATGAGAAGAAGTACAGACATTTCTCTTAGCATTGAAGAGCTTGAGACTGTTCGAGACATGCTTGCAAACCCCTCTGACAAAGGCATTAGTGAGCTAAGTGAAAACTCAAGAGAAGCATACGAGTTGCTTTCTAAAGCCTACGAGCTAGAGGTGACAGCTACAGATCGCTTTGTGTCCAATCGGATTACTGCAATTCAAAACCAGAACACTAGAGCGAGCAATGAGCTTAGGCTCTCTGTCATAGAGACTTCACTAGATCAAGTTTCAGCTGAAGACTTAGAGTGGTATCAAGAGTCCACTTTGGGTGACACTGTTCTTATTGCGTCTGAAATGATGAGCAACCCTGTCGTTAGCTCGTCGCTTCGTCGCGGCGTTGTTCTTCCTAAAGTTAAAGACGCAATGGAAGCTGCGCTAAACTCGCTTGATGAGAAGCAATTAACTA